CTACATGAAATCCCACTCTTGTTTGTCTATTGACTTAACACAGTGGTCTTTTTCGTTAAATACTGCATCAAGCAGAATGCAAAAGTATTTTCTAATCTTGCAACATCCAAGCTTTCCTTTTTGTAGATAGTAACCGTCCTCGCCGCTTATGGTCTCATCCGCCTTACCGCCTCTTTTTGCATTTGAATATTGATCTCTTCCTAATGCTACATTATGGAAATATTGCGGCAGATTCTTTCTATTCCTCCAGACGGCTCTTGGCATCATAAATAGATCGTATATTCCAAATACAATGAGTGAAGCAATGTATATAAAAAACTCTCTCATAGTTCCCCTGCATTGAGCTGATCTTCTTTTGCCTGCCGTTGTCCGGTAAGTTGCGCTATTGCAACAGTATAAGCATCAGCTTTTTCGATGATCTTCCCTATCAGGTAACCCCTATCCACACCTCTTGCAGTTGCGATACCGTCGATAAGTGGCGTTGAGACTGTATTATCCGTTATGTAGGCTCTTGCTTCTGCTTCCTGCTTGCTCCATGTGCCTTTTTCGCTTTCCGGTGTACCTGCTGTTAGTTGCGCGATAGCGGCTTCATATTCCCTGTTGATATTTTTGAGTTTGATCGCATATATCTCTGCAGCAGTTTTGTCTAAAACCTGTCTTGTTCTTGTAACGGTCTTTGTATCCTCAGCAAGCGACACAACCTCTTCACCGAGCTTTTGATACTCCGTGAACGCCGGCGCATCATCGACAAGCTTGTACAAGCCAGCTTCAAAATATTCCTGATCTGTTGCGTTCTTTCCGAACGAGATGTTCTTATAACTTCCGCCCGGTCTTACCATTTTTGTTATCTTGTTTTCTATTATTTCTGCGTACATTTATTTATGCCCCTCTCAGTAGTAAATACATCGCAACACCTTGCTGATATGCATCCGTTGCATTAAACGTGAATGAAGGCACTGTATTATCATCAATCTCAATTGTAAATATTTTAAACCTGGGATATGTTTCTATAGTATCCGCAAACAACAACGCTACATCATGCGTCGATGAAGATACATTTAGTGTGTCTGCATTGGAGCTGTGTCGCACATTCATGATCGCTACGATCAAATCGCCTTTCTGTGCTTCTGTGGCAGATGCGCTATATGGATACGCTGTGCCTACGAACTGCCCTTGCTTCACTACGTACATATTTGATTTGCCTAAAACCCTACAATATGAAAGACGAAAATCGGTTGTTATAGCTTGATCAAGTTGAAGATTTTCAGGGTCCGAGAAGATAGTTTGCGTATAGTCTCCGTTTGTGATACTTTTTACCCCGACGAACAACCCCGCATGCTCCTCATCGGTATTGTCCACCGCGCTATAAAGCGGAGTCGGAGTAACTCCATCGATAGTGAAAACACCAAGATCATTAGAATCGTCGTCGTAGGTACTCGCTATCCCGATAAGAAGCATTTCTTCATTAGGCGTAGCGCTTCCTGCGGTTGTATCCAGCGTGATCGTTGCAGCGCCGTCTGCCCTATAGTTCGCACCAAATTCAATATGTAGTTGCTTGGTTTTTACGCCTGACGAGGCGATCAGCTTTTTAAACAGCATCATGCTATTGCCTTAATGTCTTGTGCAATTACAGTCAACATCAATATACCGTCTTTGTCACATGTTACGAGAAGTCTATCTGTTCCGGCCGCCGTGTATGTCGGTGCTTCTCCGCCTGCAAAAAGCATACCTGTCGGATGCGTTACCGTGTAAGCTCCCCAGTTCACCGCATCGATGATGAACGCAGAAACCTGCCCAGACGGGAATCCACTAAAAGAAAAGCCAAATGCGTTTCCTGTAGCCGTGACTTGCTGCATATCTCCATCTGCATAGTTGAATAGGTGAGTGCCTGCAAAGATGTTAGCGTCTGCTATCTGTCTCACCCCAGAACCGTTGATCGTTTTTCCGTTACAATCTAAAGCGCCGGAGAGTTGCGGCGCTTCATCTTCAGATAGACTGCCAATCTTTAGGCTCAGCGCTTCCGAGAGGTCAGGCTGGTCTTCTATGTTTCCTGTGACACTGCCCCAGGAAATTGATGTTCTCGCCCAGTTTTCACCGGGCGGCGGCGTGGTATTTGCATCTATTTTGGATATGTATATGATGTCCCCTACCGATACGCTCTGGCCTTTGTCATATGTGCCGCCTTGAGAGTATTCGCCTGTATACTTGCTTGTATCGATCAACCCGTCCGCAAGCCCTACTGCCCAACAGATGTTTTGGTATGCGTTTTGCAGCCAAGGGATGAAGGTTGTCAAGAACCACCCTCTGTATCCGTTGCACGCTGCCATTTCCTGTACTGTCGACAGCCCCGGTGTGCCCGGTATCGTCCCCTCATAGGGGGTTAAGTTTTCGCAGTTTGCCATTGTTTCTCCTTTAATTCTGTATACCAAACGCCTCGATAGGGATCAAGGCATAGTCGCTGCTGTTAATGGGAACCATAAATCTGTGGCACCTTCCCAGTAAAAATCCACTCTTGACCGCGTCTTTTTCGTCAAAAACGTAAAAATTCAAAAAAGATCCGTGTCTATGGATCAACTCTTGGATATCATCAACCTTGCTATACTTGATACGCACGTTTGCAGATATTGTTTTTTCGATATTGGCAGGATACACGCCTGTTTGCTTGATGTCCTCAAACTCCCTGATGTTTTTGGGGATGACGGTTTCTATGCTCGCTCCGTACTGGATGCATCCCAGATCATAGGCATGGCCCACGGCAAGAGAGCCTATGGCCATATAGGTTGAAGTTTCCGCTTTTGTAAAGTGCACACGGATTAGTGAATTTTCAATGCACCCTGCCGCATCAATTTGATAGTGGAACATCCGTTTTTGTACCGGTTCAGGGTTGCAGCATGTATCGCAGCTGTACGACTCCAGAAACATCAGATCTATTGTCGCAATCTCATCCCCCGTTGAGTTGTCCGGGTTGATTTTGCTGATGGTAACCTTTGTGGCATGTTCTATATTCTGCCCGAACAGGTCCGTCATAAAAGTGACATCAAAGTCGATGACGGCATCTTGCGTGTATATAGCCTGAGACGTGAACAGGTTGTCTGACACTTTGTACGCGTTCACGCCCTCACCAAACCACCCGGACGAAAGCGAAGGATGTCCCACGGGGTTGTCGACCGTTGCGGTGTATTTTGTATGCAGAGCTGACACGACCACTTCATCCAAATATTGATAGTCCGTCTTCAGCGGGTCCCATTCAGCGATCTCTTCGGTGACCGCATTGTTTGCCACGACATTTCCGAAATATGTCTCTTTGACGATTTTCCCGTTATACGTGGCAGAAAACTCTTGTCTCGGTATGACGACTAGCTTCATTTTTTAGACTACCTTTCTTGTGTCTTGGATTGTGTTGCGGGAGGTGTTGAGCGTATTGGTTTCGATCGCTCTCAACCTTGCTTCAAATACCTCATTTGACATCTTTTGCTCATCCCGGAGCGCCCTGATCTCTGCTTCCATGCCGGCATTAGGGTTAATCGGTTCTACACGCTGTATCATATGGTTGGCATCGGCGATCATAAACACCCTCTCTTTTTCTGTCATGTTGCCGCTTTTTGCCATATCGACGATCGTGTTGTACGCGTCCCCTGCTCCTGCCCAGTCTTGATTGTTGATGTAAGTATCAAGGCCGTACATTGCCTTTTTCACGGTTGTCGTGTTAAAATCAAGCAATATCTTCATGGAAGACTCTTTGAGGCTGTTGAGCTCTGCGTTTAGGCTCTCCATCGCATCGCTGAGCTGGTTGAAACCGTCCGCGAGCAAAAGCACTTGGCCGAACAGATACGCGCCCTCTTCTGTGCTTGTGTCGATTCCGTAGAGCATGTCCCTGAAAGACTGCTTGGCGCTCTCTGCGCCATGTGTGACATCAGGCATCGTAAGACCAAGGGTTGCGAACGATATCTCCATGGACTTTGTCAAAAACTTCATCTGCTCCGCTTCGGTAAAGAAGCCTGACATGAAGGCAGACATGGCGTCGTTAAACGGTGTAAGCCCCCCCGCTGAGTCTACGATATCCAGTACCTGCATTTGCGCCGTATAGGCTTCCTGATATGTTTCGGTAAATACTTCCGTTATCTCCTCTGTCACGGGCTTTAGCCATCTTGTAAAAGAAGAAGCCATACCCCCGAACATCTCCGCAACTGAAGCGTCGATCGTACGCCCGAAAATGTCTGTATAATCCCCCGTCGCGCGGGTATAGGTTTCCGTCCATACTCTTGTGACATCCATGACACCGTCATTAAAGCTCTTTCCTATCAAGTCAAACATAAATGACGCCTGGTCATACTCCGTCGCTATCCTGATCAGTGTTTCCAGCGAGTACTCGGTATTTTTTGCATATCTTTCCACAAGGGCGGAAAACTCAGAGATGCCGTCTACTACGCCGCTCAGCGCCGTGCTGAAGATTTGACTCATCCGGTCTGACACTTCGTCCGGGCTTAGCCCCGTAAAGTCTACCTTTCCTATATCCAATTCAGCGGCAAGCAAAGCTTCTTCCAGGCTGGTTTTTTCCAGCCCCAGCGTCGCACCTGCCAAGAGAATCGTCTCAAAACCTTCGGCGAAAGCATCGGATATTTCATTGAGCACGCTATCGGGTAGGCCTTTATAAGACGTGTAAATTTTAGAGCTTTTTTTTAGCCCAAAAAAAGAGGATTTCTGCACCAGCGTCGTTGTATAGGCACGCACGTCTATCGTGGCTGTCTGCATCAATTCGCTAAGTGTTTGAAGTTCAAATTTTAGCCCTGTGCCAATCAGGGATACGGATTTTGAGCTGAACCCTAAAAACCCTGATTTGTAGGTATCTACAAAATTCACTCCCGTCAGGTCAACGCCCCCTATCGATGCCTCCGCGTTCAGAGACCTGGCCACCGAGTAAAAATTTGCATCCATATTCCTGATGTGCTTGAACATCTTGTTCGTCACTTCAAGCATCGGATACTGCGCCGCTTCAAATACGTTTCCAAGATTTTTCAGGGAGTTGTCGTCAAACTCGACCCTCCCTTTTGCTGCGTCGATCTCCGCTTGAGAAACTTCGTTGCTAAGTAAAGAAGAAATGGATCCGAGGCCTATGCCTATCAAACCGCTGCCTAAACTGCCCAACCCACCTAAAGAACTCTTCAAAAACCCTGACATTGAGTTTGCCCAGCCGTTGATCAGGTCTTTGGATAAATCCATAGATATCCCGTTAAGAAAGCCCACAAAGGCTCCCGCGAAATCTCCGCTAAAGAGCCCCGCAAAAAGACCGCTGAACTGATCGCTAAAATCGATCGCTATCTCTTCGTTTGCATCCTTGCCGTTGGATTTGTATTTTTCCCACATCGCGTCGTATGCTTTGCCGATCTCTTCTGCGGTAAATATCCCGCTTTGCATGAACTTTTTGAGTGTTTCGTCTATATCCATCTGGAACAGTTTGTCTTGCTGACCCGTGATCTCATAATACTTCCTCCAAAGCTCATCCGCTTCTTTGGCTGCATCGGCAAGCGCCTTGGCATGCTCTTTGGCGGCCTTGCTTGATTTGTCTGCCGCTTTTGCGTTTGCCTCGGCGGCGGCTGCAATGCCTTGGGTTTTGTTGCGCAGTTGATCCGCAGGCGCAGCGGCTTCGATGATAGGATCGGCGATGCTCCCGCGCTTGATCTTGATCTTTTCTATATTGGCTGCAAGGCCTTGGACCTTCTCGTCAAACTCCGCTATATCTTCAAGATCGGCGTCTGCATCTTTCCAAAGCTTCTCACCTGCCAGAGAGTCTTTCATATCCTGCCTGATTTGATTGATGTCGGCGTTGATGAGAGTCAGGCCCCTTCCTCCCCCGGTTTCTTTCCTGAGTTTTTTCTCTTCCTCCAGGGCTTTGAGTTTCAGCCGGTTGTCTTTTTGGGTACCGTTCCAATATACGCGAGCCGCTCCTGCAAGTTTCTGATACCCCGCTATCGCGATCCTGAATCCTGATGTCAGCTTGGATACCCACGATATCAGTGTGCCTATTGCCTGTATGCCGCCGTTGACCATATCCACAAGCGCGTCAGAAAATATCTGCATCGCTTGCGGCGAAGCGTCTCCCATCTGCGCGGTAATGAATTTGATCTGCTCTTTGATCCCGTCAAATATCGGCGCGCCTATCTTGCCTGCCATCGTATCCCAAGCGACTCCGAAGTTTGAGGTTGCGGTCGCCCAAGTGTCCTGCGCCGCCCCCGTTTCTTTCATTTTTTCTTTGAGGTACGCCACTTTGTCGCCAGTTGCTGCAAACTCTTCTTTTGTCACACCCAGCTGTTTCATCATTTTGCCGAAACCTGAACTCACATCCCACGTTCCGTCTGCAAGGTCGTCGATACCAGTGCTGAGTTCTTCGGCGCTCATGCCGAAATTTGATGCGGTATTGGTCGCAAGCTTGAGGATTTCGATCTGGTCTCCCAGCGCCCAGTTGTGCCGCTCCATGCCTGGCTTTGCAAGCGCGTACACGTCGACGAGTTCGCTCATCCCCATTGCCGTTTCTGAATTTACGGTTTTAAGGACATCCATCGTCCTGGCCACCTCTTCGCCGATCATTTTTTGGCGTTCTTGTGCAGAAACCTGTTTGCCCGAAACCGTGATATAGCCCTTGGTTGCAGACACCATGGCGGTGAGTTTGGCGGTGGAGGCATCCATCGATTTGTAGTAGTCAAACGAACTTGCCGCGGCAAGATCAAGTCCTTTTTTGATGCCGTAGAAAACAGTTGCAACCCCTCCTAATGCAAGGAGCTTGCTTGCCATGGACGCGCCGCTTTTTCCTGCGTCATCCAGCCTTTTGGGGAGGTCGGAAAGGTTTTGGTTTGTGCCGGCTACGGAGCGGTCAAGTGCGTCAAAGCTGTTTTTTACCGCAGTAACCTCTCCGGTCTTTGCATCAACTTTTAGTGTGATCTTAAGATTTTTCTCCATCGTTTGCCTCTCTCTCTATCAGCTTGATCATCTCAAGTGTTTCGATATCGTCCATGCCCCACTTGTCTGCATATCTCCATATCGTTTCTCTGTCTATCGTCACGCCGCCAAAAGACGGTTCTCTTGCATTCAGCCATACGCGGATATGCCAAAGGCTCCATTCATCCTCCAAGAAAACAAGCCCGTATTTTCGCGCATAAAAAGCTTTCTGCTTCTCTATATCCTTATGCGGGTCTATGTCCGGCACCTCGCGGTTGACAAGCTGCCTGGCGTAGCGTATGACGTCATCTACTTTTTTTTCTTTGCCCTTGAAATGAGATCTGATATCTCAGTCATGACGTCTTTGTATCCGAACCCCAGTTGCTCAAGGCGGTTTTGCAAGCTGGTTTTCTCTTCTGTGTCGATGACTCGCAGATCAAAGACATATCGCGCAACGGACTCTTTAAGATTATTGGCAGTTTTGATGGAAACGTCTGTGGGATAGCGCTTTGTGATCTCATCTCTCCTGTCCTCAAGCTGTCGTATTTCTTTTCTGATCTTTCTCTTCTCCGTCGTGAGCTCTTTTCTTTCTTGCGGTTCCTCCTCCCCGATCATGAGGAGGTCTTCTTCTATATCGTCCATGTCTTCTGCAAGCCTTTGGATCTTTTTTGAGATCTTTGCGGACTCGTCATTGGCTGCGAGTATCTCTTCGTACTCTTTTTCTTTTTCTTTTTGAAAAAGTTCAAACGCCGCCTCATCCTCAGATGTCAGCGTGAGCCTTACCCGCAGGGGAAAGCTCTCGATTTTGCTTCCGTTGTCTATGTCGAATGTGATTTTTGCATCATGCGCGATCGCCATCTTTTCTCCTTTATTACGCTGTATAGCATCTCAGCTCAAAGTTGTCATCGCCTGAAACTTTTCTGCATTCAAACGTACGATCCACATCCAGGCGTCCTTCATTGTCCGGTGTTTTTTGTTCGATCACTACGCATTTTGGCGCGATGAGTTCCCATTTTTTTACGCCGTTTGCATCAAAAAGCGGGATCACGAAGTTGAACTGGGTCCCGCTTTTGAGGTCGTCAAAGGCATCCTCATTGTCTTCCGTGACAGACATCAACACTTGCAGCTCCGGCTTGGTGTCATGAGTATAGCACGCGCCTGCACATGTGTCTTTGGGGATTTTTATATCAGCCCCTAAGTTAAACACCACTTTTTTGAAGTGCGCGCTGTTGCCGTTGACAAGGTAAGCCGTACAGTCTTTGGTCATATAGACTTTGTCAAACGTGGGTGTGCCAGGAACGGCATTGTCCTCATCGGCGGCGGAAAGTTGTGTCACAGCCGAGAGGAGCGATTTAAAGTCGAACGACACTTCCGCGGATTTTCCCACTTCCATCGTGAGTGAGAAGTCTCCTCTCGCCCCGTAGGCGGCTGTGGTTTTTCTCTCAGATACCTGTAATAGGGAGAGCGTTTTTTTGTTCTCCGAATCGTAAGCATACGCGACATAGCCTGTTTCTATTACTGGCGTGAGCCCGCAAGCCTGAAGCGCTGCATCGATCAGGGTATGGACTGACGGCAGCTTCATCGCCGAGGAAACGGGCACGTCGGCAAATGCCGTGATGATCGTCGTTTCTTTGCTCCCGTGATGAGAGGATACCGGGTCGCTCTCGTCTTTGTCGTAGTTCGGCATCCAGATGCCTGACCCCTTCTCTAGCGGCAGCACCGCATCGGGCACGATATATACCCCCGGCGTTGTTTCAAGTTTGACTTTGATGGCGCTTCTGTCCGATACGTATTTTGTACCCATTATTTGCCCTCCTCTTTCGTTTTTGGTGCGGCGGCCGTATAGCCTTTGCCGATAAATGCATCTTTGAGATGCGCAGCGATTTGAAGCGAGTTCCCGTTTTTATCGTAAATTTCTATTCTTTTTGTGTTTTTTTGTTCCACTTGTTCTCCTTTACAGCCCTACAATTTTTTTTATAAACCCGACCACGCCGACTTCCTGCACCATGTAAAATGTGCCTATGCCTACCAGCCACCACTTGATGTTGACCAGCACTGCTTTGAGATCGCCCAAGTCTTTATGCAGCATATTGATGCGCTGCTCCACATAAGAGATGCGTTTTTCATGGTCTTTTACGTCATATCGGAGCTTTACTACCACTTCTTCAGTCTCCACCCGATTTTCCTTTGATTTTTTCTATCGTTCGATACCCGCCAAACCCAAGCATCCCCCCTACAAGGACCATGAGGTTGATGATGTCCAGATTCGGGGCTTGAATCTCTATCTTGTTTGCATGCAGCACCAGCACCAAAAACGGCTGGATGATGTATACGTACGCCAAGGCAACCCCGCCGATCCACCCGATGAAGGGGCGCCATCCCGCCACAAAGATACTAGGGTGCTGCGCCTCTTTTTCGTTGATCAGCATCTGCGCTTTTCGCAAATCTGATTCGATCATCTCAAGTTTGAGCGTAAGCTCCGCCTGTTTGTGCGGGTCTTCGATCTTTTTGCCGGTGATCGCCTCCCTAAGGTCCGTAAAGAGGTTACCGACATCCCCCAAATTAAAATCCATCATTCCCATCAGCTTACCTCCGCTTCAATGTCCAATAAAAATAGGTCTACCAGCTTCTCATCTCTAAAATTGATCGCTGACGAGATCACCTTGATGCAGTTGCCTGTGTTTGACTCGAGCTTTTTGAGTTCTTCAAACATCGACGTGTTTTTGTCTACATCAGGCTTGACTACCACACCCAGCCTTATCTTATATGTTATGTCGGCCGTCGTTTCCCTGGAGATTATAAATATCTTATAGTCCCCGGGATGAAACGCTTCTACCGTCGACTCGATCCTCTGTTTTGTCTGGGCAAACCCTACACAGCACGACACTTGATGCCTCCCGTGTCAACTTCCCCGGTATCCATGTCCGCCGTGGATATGGATTCGCAGCGGTCAAGCCAGTACTGCCGGAACACTTCAAGATCACCGAATGTCTGAAGCGTCTCCTCATACTCGTTTGCACGGTTTTGTATCTTCTGCCAAAGCATGGGAGCCAGGTAGTAGATAGCCTTACATGAGACTGCTTCTATTTCGTCGAAGTTGTCATCATCTACTTCAAACACCTTCCCCCTGAAATCACGGTTTGCGCGTTTTAGGTGCGGGGAGATCAATGTATCATCGATCTCCGTTAAAGGAAGCCTTTCTCTTACATCAGCTATCGTTGTTATCATGGCTCACCCCCCTACTATGGAGCTACTGCTTCTGTGACGATCGTCACGTACTTGTGGATATCGAACTCATAGTCAGGTCTTACCACGAATTTATAGCAAAGAGAGCTGATCTCGTTGCTATACCAGCGCTTACGATCGATCTGTGTTGAGATACCCATAACAAGGTTCTTCTCCGGAGATCCAAGATACACGCCTTTAGGGATACCGATCTGAGGGCTTAGCTTTCTTCCCTCAAACTCAAGCAGCTCTCCAGACTTAAGGATCTCAAGCGCTCTGAACTCCCCTGCCACACCCCTGACGTATGCGTTATAGTCTTTTTTGGAAAGGTAGATAGTGAGGTTATCGCTGACATCCTCATCGGCATTATCCACTACTGCCTGAAGTGCGGCTTTTACTGTTGCATAGGCATCATTTGCCACGGCAGCATATGTTGCTTTCACAGTGTTTGCAGACTCTGCAGCAACGGTCAGCCATCCCTTTGCAAGCTCTGCGAAAGGTGCGGTTTCTAAATCATTGTCATCTGTACCCACCCATCCAAGATAGACAAGGTCATTACTGAATACCATGGTTGCCGCATTATATTGCTCATCTGCAAATCCAGGATTGTCCTGATTGTCATCCAATACTTCATCCGTAAGGTTTAGCTGGTAAACCACGCCGTTCACCATGTTAAGCTTTGCACCAACCACGCCTAGTTTTTTAAGGTTGGCTTCGGATACTGCCTTGCCTGCGATATGTCTCGCCAGCTGACCCCTAAGCCCTTCAATAGCCGTACGGTTCTTTGTAAGCTTGCCTGCTACGTCCACCGTAATAGCCTTAAGCAGTGCTGAATTATCTTTGATAGCATTGGCAAAAGCCCTTCCCTGCTTGGGCGTAAGCGTACCTCCCAGTGCAACATCAGTCGCGACTACAGATCCCGCCTTTAGGATCTGGTTAAGTGAAAAGATTTCCGTGTCTTCCATTACATTACTCCTTCATTGTCTTTTTTAGCTTCATCTTTTTTGATGTCTTTTTTCTGGCTTGACTTTTTCAAAGTCTCCTCTACGTCACCTGTTTTTTTCTCAAGATCTGTGATCTTCTCGCCTTGCTTTTTAAGATCATCTGAGAGCTTTTCGTTATCTTTTTTTAGATCATTGTTCACCGTTACAAGATCCTCGTTGGCCTTCTTGAGCTCCTCGTTTGATTTGACAAGCTCATCCATTTTCTCTCCGGCTTCTTTGGCTGACTTTTCAAGAGCCTCGATCTTTTCGGCCTGCTCTTTGTTAGATTTTTCGATCTCGCCTGCTACGCCTGCCACTGATGCATTAATCTTCTTCTTGATGCTATCGCCAAGACTTTCCATCTCTTTTTTCATGTCAAAACCTTCTTCTTTACTTTTTGCGATGCGTCCGCCGAAGTCGAACCATACTTCTCCCACAGCGTCTGCAAATGCCGAAAACAGCCTTTTGAGAGGAGTGTCCTCATCGGCCTTTTTAACCTCTGTCTTTTGTGCCGTTCCTGCCATGGATAGACCGGCAAGATCACCGCTTTTTGCCATCTCTTTGAGTTCATCGCTCTCAAGCTGGATCGCCACTGCCCATGAACCTTCAGGCTCGTCAGGGAAGATCGGATCTCCTGATTTTGTCAGCCAGCTCTCCGCTACGTAGGCATCCTCGTTCTGGAAACTATGGCCTACATCCACGTTTTTGGCATTGAGCGACTTCATGAAACCATATGCCGCCTTTTTGATATCACCCGCCTCGGCAAAATCACCTTGGGTGTCAACCTGCCCCGGGGAATAGACGATCCCATAGACGATCCCCTGCTCCTCATCTGTTTTTCTGATCTCTATCGTATGTTCATACCCGCCAGGGTCTGCGGCTGATTTGTAGATAAAGACTTTTCCGTTCGCACCTGCTTTAACAAGCGATATATGCGTGACATTGATGTCCGTTAATCTGTTTGGCACAAGCTGCTCCTTTCATGTCGTTTCGCTCCTTTTTTGAATGGATAAGCGCAGTATAGACCAAAAAACAAAGCCTGCAAATATGGATATCCACACAATGGTGCGTCCCTCAATATCTACAGCGGCATATGGATTGTTTTTGCACATTCTTATGGTCTATGATGTCGTCAAAAAGAGGTCTTCATGCATGGAAAAAAGCTGGTTGTAAAAAGTTCAACCGAAAGCAGGCAGCGTCCACTTGGCGAGGATTCGTTAAATCTTAACGGACGAATCGTAGAACCGTACCTGAACTACGATGCATTGCGCGCACTTTACGCGTACAACACCTACCACAAACGCTCCATCAAACTTAAAGCGCTGCTTCTGTCGCAGATAGAAAATACAGATATGGACAGATTCCTTCCGGACGGCATGACACCAAAACGGTTCCTCTATAAGTTCATGCTCAATGCTGAGACCTACGGTTCTGCATTTTTTGAGAGAGCAGGTACACAAAGCAACTTCTACCTCTATCATCTCAATAGCTATACTGCAAGGGTGGACAGGGAACATCATATCTACCAGCGAAGCAGTACCGAGCATATCCCGCTTGAAGGCGGCCACTTCATGTACGATACTATCCTCTCAGATTTTTACGGCGAGCCTGACTATATCGAAGCGATAAACCAGATCATTACCCTTTACAAGGCAGACCAGTACAACACGAAGTTCTTCGATAACGGAGGAAAGCCGGATCTTGCTATTATCTTCGAAGACAGCGATCCAAGTGATGAACAACTTGAAGCCATCACAGAATACATGAGAACCAACTTCAAAGGTTATGACAATGCCCACAAAACACTTATCCTGACAACCGGTCAGGGAAACGGTGAGAATAAACCGGCTATCCGCATAGAAGAGATAGGAAAAGTGGAGGATATGAGCTTTGAGAAGCTTAAAAAAGTAGGACGCGACGAGATCATCGCTGCACATGGTGTTCCCCCAAGGCTCGTCGGCGTGGTAGACCCAAATGCACTTGGCGGCGGCGGTGAGCTTGTCAGCCAGCTGCATATGTTCAACCAGACATCCATCCAGCCAAAAATGGAGCTGGTGGAGGAGTTCTTTGCAGAGCATGGCATCGAGCTGGAGCTTAGACCGTTTGATGCGACTGCATTCAAGGACGATGCAGATCTGGTCAGCGGGTTGGTTCAGACTGGCATTCTGACGCCTGCAGAAGCCAAAAACGTTCTAGGGTGGGGCAAAAATGGCCATTAAAAAGGAGCTCAAAGCCCGTATCCTCGCATTGGTTGACTCCGGCATCCCCGTCGATGAAGTCGCTGACGAAGAGGGAGTGAACCGCGGCACTATCTACGCGTGGCTGAGAAAAAGAAAAGGAGACGGGGAGGATCATGGCGATACGGTTAAAAGTATAAAAAAGCAGCTTTCCCTACTTGCCAAGCGCAAACAGACAGAAGCGGTCTCGCGCAAGATCGCCATGCTCACCGCCTCACTTTCACGCCTTGAGCGTTCTGAAGAAAAGCGTACCAAGAGCATCAATCTCGCGCTAAACAAACCAGTTATAGCCGACATCACCGACCACGAGGAAGCCGGTGAGCTTTTGCGACGCGCACTGAATGGTGATTTCGGGGAGCTGTACCTATATCAGCATGAGTTTCTCTCCTGTCAAGATCAGTTCAGACTGGTGATCAAGTCCCGCCAGATCGGATTTTCTTATGTCGCCGCGCTTGACGCTCTCATCGCATCGGTGGCAGGCCGCAACCAGCTCTTCCTTTCCGCCTCAGAAGAGCAGGCGCTTATCCTTATGCGCTATGTGGAGCACTGGGCGGGGAAAATGGGCATACTCTTCACTGTGGATAAGGAGAACGAAAAACGTCTCGCCAACGGCGCGATTATTAAGGCCATGGCAAACAACTTCCGTACCGTCCAGGGGTTCACGGGTGATATCTGGATGGACGAGTTTGCATGGTACCAGAACCCTAAGAAGATTTGGCATGCGTTTGTTCCTTCGATCGGTGCGGTCAAAGGGAGGTTTACTATCCTCTCTACGCCGTTTGAGGAAAATTCACTCTTCCACGACCTGTGGGTGGATGAGGCCAAATACTTCATGTTTACCCGCTTCCGCATCGACATCTACAGAGCGATGGAAGACGGGCTGGAGTTTGACCTTGCAACGATGCGCGCACTGTTTGATGCCGACACCTGGGCCAGCGCGTACGAGTGCCAGTTTATCGATGATGAAAGTGCACTATTCTCTATCGGGCTTATAAAAAGCTGTGTTGATCCTATGCTTTACTACTATACGCCAAGCTCAGGAAAGGTACTCTTCAGCGGATATGATATCGGACGCTCTGCACACCGTTCTGCGCTGGCTGCACTTGCACTGCATGAGAAACGCTATGAGCTTGCCATGATGGATGTCCTAGCAAAAGCATCATTTGACGAGCAGCGTATGCACCTATGGTCGTTTATGGATACTAAGCCTCTTGCACAGCTTCGCATTGATAGAACCGGTATCGGAATGGACTTGGCTGAAGGTATGGTAAAGAAATACCGCCAGAGGGTCATGGGAGTGCATTTCACTGCAACGCAGAAAGAGAGTATGGCCCTCAACTTGAAAAAGCTATTTGAAGATGGCACGATCACGATACCAAATGACCCGATACTGATTGCTGATATCCACTCCATAAAGCGTAAAGCCGGAGCCCGCGGCTTTCTTTACGACTCAAAGCAGAACGAACACGGACACGCCGACAGGTTCTGGGCATTGGCATTGGCGGCAAGTCATGTTGAAGCGATCGAGAGAAAACAGAGTAAAAGGGGGAGAGGGATTGTGATCAGGAATTAGTATCAAGTACGCATGCCAGAAAAAATAAAAAAAAGGAGTAAAAATGCAATTGGTTACGCTAAACAACAATGAAAAAGACATCATCATCGGTCCGTGGGAGATCGTGCAATTTGTCGTCAACGATGGCGAAGTGATCATGCTGCAAAATCTGCACAGAACCCATGACGTACTCTTCTCGTACACAAACGATCTCTCAAGAGAGTGGTTCGTGCTGTCCGAACTTGAGTTTCTGAGGACGGACAGGACGGTTTTTTTGAGGGGCGATTCTCCTGCCGCTGAGATCAAACTTGCTACAGACAGGGGGAATTTATGAAAGTGATAGACATCACAAACCAGGCCGCAGGCGGCGGTACAGCTTCTTTCCCGGACCAGACAGGCAATAGCGGAAAAGTGCTTGTTACGAATGGTGCAGAGGTGTTTTGGGAAGATAGATACACAAACGAACAGATAGACACGATTATCGAACAAAACGGCTTCGGGCAGATCAGTATGGACATTATGGTTAACAAGCCGTCCATCACCTATCCGCTTACAGGTGCTACAAACTTTGCTGGAGAGTTGACATCTTCGTCGTACGGTACTGTCACGGGATTTAACGGCGTTCACACTCATACACAATGGCAGGTTTCAGATACGGTAGACTTCTCAAATATTGTTGATGATAGCTATACAGGCAATCTTACAACTTGGCAGCCTGACTATAAGTTAACTGATACTTTGCTCTATGCAAGAGTGCGCTATAAATCATACAACTTTGTAAGCGAATGGAGTGATGCGGTAAGCTTTACAACGCCAACAGCATTTTCTCAAACTCCAATTGTAACAGTTAGAGGTGCAGATACCCCATCCATATTACCGTATATAGAAACATCGGAGTTTGTAAGCTATAACGGAACAGATACACACGTTTCTACTTCATGGAGGGTAAAAGAGAGCGGAACGGTTATCTGGGAAGATTTGGAAAATACTACCAAAAAATACACAATAAGAATACCCGTCGGTGTATTGCAACCAAACAAAACCTATACATTTGAAGCGAGACATAACAGTGAAACTTATGCGGACAGTGCATGGGGTTCTTTGACCTTAACCACACCTCTGGAGTTTGATACGACGCCGATGCTGGTTGTTGGGTCAAACAGCTCACCCTATCTGCATATTTACAATCAAGACGTAGATACATTTACGAAGTTGCCAACCATATCGAACGCCCCAACAGAAGAACCAGTTTTTGTTAGATTTAGCCCAAATGATGATTATCTATATGTTTATGTCTATGGAGGGACGGTATATGTTTACGAAAGAGCAGGAAATGCGTTCAATTTGGTTCAAGCTTTCAGCCCTTCAGTAGGTTCAGGCAGAAGCGTAGCCGCAAATATGACAAAGGCAGGCGATCTGTTTTTAGCATGCGGAGCCAATTCTCCTTATGTAAAAATATACACGATAGGCGGTGATGGAAAGTTAACTCAAATTACATCGCCATTTGACGTGGCTCCTACAGTGAGAACTACTTACGGTTCCTTCTCACCGGATGGGAATTATCTAGTGCTTCTTCATGGCGTGTCTCCGTGGTTTTCGTGGTATAAAAGAAACGGGGACACATGGGTAAAACTTGCTAACCCTGATGTAATGCCGACAAATATTACAAGTGATTATGGACAAAACATAGCATGGTCTCCAGATAGTTTACACGTCTCTATAAGTAACATCACTCAAAAATTGATTAATTATCGAAGAGTGGAAGACACATTGACTAATATTACTGACCCAAACCCTCTGCCAAGTGTACCCCTTGGTTCCTTGGTATATTCAGCTGATGGGCAACATTTGTTTGCGCTCGACACATCGGCAGTTATATACACATATAGCGTAAATGACTCACAATATGTGAAAATAAGTAATCTATTTAATCTTGCTTCTGGTTATGTGCCTATCTGGTTCAGCCCTAACGGTGAGTACATGGCACATCCTACGAAAAATGTATCTCCTTATATTGGGGTAAAAAAGCAAAATATTGATGGAACTTATACTGATGTTCCTGCATTACCAGCAGCGTCATACTATATAGGCAACAACAACCATACAGATAGTGTCTGTTTTAGTAACACCGGCTATCCACAAGAATAAGGAGTAAACAATGTACGCATATAAAGAAAACAATCGATGGGTTTATCCCGTTGGGTTACGAAGCAGATTTAAAGGTGTTGGCGGATTTCATACACTAACTGATGCACAAAGAGCACAGCATGGTTGGTATCCGCTAAATATTGTGAATGGTGAATATGATGAGCAGACACAAAACAGATTTTTTGTATCCGAAGAGTTTGAGAATGACGTTTTGGTTGTAACTTACAGAGTTGAGAAAAAAGATATTGAAACTCAAAAAATTGAGGCCAAAGAAGCCTTAAAAAAACTAAGACAGCAAAAGCAGCTTGAACCTATGGACATCTTCGGATTTACGGAGGTATTTAGCCCTGAGACGATTGCTTTGTTTACGGGTAAAGCATTAAAAGCTTCCCTAGACAGCACGATAACGTGTCAGTGGAAAACGCCAAGCGGGTTTGTAACTTTAACAGCAGAGCAGATCATGGCTATTGCTAAAGAGGTAGATAACAAGATACAAGCATTGTTTGACAAAGAATCGGAGCTTTCTGCGCTGATGGATAGTGCTGAAAATCCGTTTGAGATTTTGAAGTTGTGGGAGTAGTAAAACAAAGAAAGAAAAAGTTGTTTCACTCCAAAGCCCGCATTTACGGGGCTTTGCGAGGAGCAAAACAACGAAACAAGCAAAACGCACATTTAAGCCAAAGCCGTTTTTGCAAGGTCGTTCCGGATGCACTCCACCATGTAGTACGCCCCCTCTTTTTCAGCCTCCCCGAAAGGTATCGCCTCCGTATCCCACGCAAGCATCAATCTTGCAAGAAAGTCCAGTTGTCTGTTTGCGCCGATAAGCGCGTCTTTTTGATCTATCGTCATCGTGTCCCCCTTTTATAACGTTTTAGTGTTTTTTATGTAAACTTAGGATGGCTTTTCGGTAAGGCTCAAGAGCCAAAGCCACCAATGCGGTGATAGAACTGCGGTTTTCCATCATGAGGCAGACCCGCGCTCTATGCGGGTTCATGTCTGCTCCTCCTCAAAAAGCGGCAGCATGTTTGCCTTTTCTTCTTCGAGATACGCCCAGTACTCATCTGCAAGCCTCTCAAGCGTATCTTTTTCTTCATCGCTAAGCGGAGATCCCGGCTTTCTTTTGTGCGGAGTGAGTGAAACGCCCCTTGCAACACGGACAAATATATTTTCGAGCATTGATGCCATCTGCTCAGGCGTTGATAAACTGTAGCTTCCTGTTTTTCTGATACTTGGAAGTACTTCTGATGTGACCCATAATCTGAAAGCTTCTGCTTCTGGTTTGTTGCTTCTAAATATTAGGTTGTAGAGTCCACTCTCTGTGCCAAAATTCATCTCTCTTAGTTGACCACCTGATGTAGCTTTTACCGACACCAGCTCATCATTATGTAGTCTTTGAATTGCATCTCTTGAATTTGCTATATCTAAACAGTCACAAATATCTTTTGCATTAAACAACGGCTCTCCGTTATCACCTATTACACTTCTTACTTTGATGTCTTTAAACTCATATAAAACTATCTCGTTCATATCTATTCCTTTATTTGAATGTGATGTGAACACTAATGCGCGCAAAAATATTCTCAGAACCCATAAAAATGAAATGACATTGATATGGGCTCAGTTGAGTATTTTTTTATTAAACAAATTGGCTCAGTGCCAATTTATTTATGAATTATATTGATTTATTGCTAATTTGTCAAGAAGAATTATAGGAGTGGTGCTAATTTTTATTTGAAGATGTTTGAAATTTGATTAAACTTCTCCTTTGCCTCATTAAATTTTTTTTCTGTCTTTAGCAATTCAAACATTTCAAAAGCCCATTCTGGAATAGACACTTTTCCTTGAGACCACCTTGATACAGTGGTTTCATCAACCTTTAATCTACCTGCCAACTCCTTCTGAGTCATCCCCAACTCTTTAGCTGTCTCTTTTACGATATTACTCATAACTTAAGTTCCTTTATTTTCTCTTTTAGCTCGATTAAGCTGTTTTTTGGATCAAGATCCACTTGTAATTGCCGTCTGACCTCTATGCACTTATTGAGGTATTTATCGTATATTTCCATCTGACTAAGATTAAGCTTATTCGCAAGCTTCATTAGCAAATTTACTGAAAAAGGAAGAATATCCGCCCTGCTTTCTGCAAATCGATTGCCAAATAGGTGAAAATTACTATTATCAAGATAGATGATTTCCATCAGCACATCAAGCGCTTGAGTGTAGCGTTTCTCACTATAAAGCACATCGAACATATCAAGCTTCACATTGCGATAGTGTCCATACCTTTTTTCCGTAAGCGTAACAAGAATCTCATTATTTAAGATATACCAAGCAATATCGCCTATCTCGGGTGGTCTTCCAAAACGGCTCGTTAGTTCATTTATGATTGTCTTTTTACTGTACAACTCAGCCCTAAAATACTTTTCAATTATCTTATCTATCTCTTGCCTCGCATACATCTCTTCATACTGCTCCTGTCGTTCTAAGTCAAGCTTTTGCATCTCTTTTTCTGTAACAATAACCTCTTCTCCTCCTATCGTAGTTCTTTTGTAGGCAAAATTCCCGCAGTTTTTACATTTTGATTTTGCTTTTACGGCTCTCTTAAAATCACTCCCACAATACGGACATAAAGATGTAACATGCTGGATATCGCTTTTCACTTCTTTATCTTCAGCAATTAACTTTTCAGATTCTTTTTGGCTTTTAAACAACCATCCAAACATAACCACTCCTTGCTTTAATTTGTTCTCATTTTACCCTATCGCCACTATATAGGTCATCCCTAGGCTCTTTGCCGTGGCTTTGACGATGTTTGGTTGTTTTTGTTCGGTCATCCTTCACGCTCCACACTCACCAGCGAAACTCTTACCTCTACCCCCTCGCCGTTGATCATGCTTGTTTTGCGAAGGTTTGCGATGTATCGTACTACCATCTCTCCGAAGTAGTGACCGCATACGCCGCACACCTGCACCTCTTTTGGATTCATCATCGGAATGTTGGTCTCTCCGTGGCAGTGATCGCATTCTACGCTTATAAAAGTTGCTTTGCTTATGTCTATCTTGCATCGTTTTTCTATCATGTGGCTTCCTTTTTTCATTTTTATTCCTTTATTTTACCTTGATATTCCTAAGCCCGTCGGTGACGCTCTTAAACATCTCGTCGCTCATCCTGTCTCCAAAACCATCTAGCAGTCTCTCAAGCCTTCCGGACCTGGCGATCGCATCAAGTGCATCTTCAAGATACGGCTGCGCTTTTGTTCCCGGATGCTGCACTTTGGTAAATACCCCGTAAGGCGTTTCCAATCCCTTTTTTTTCTTCGGCCTTATCTCGTGCGGCTTTGTGCCGTAGTAGACGTATACCGCATAGTCTATCGTGCTGGTGTTTCCTACACTGATCTCCGTGAGTTTGGTCTGGGGAAATACCGTGATATCCCCTCTAAGCTTGGTCGTTACCACCGGAGCATTGATTGCCGCTTCCGTGCGGAGTATTTCGGCGCCTTGCCGTAAAAACTGTGCGATAGCTACCTCATACATCGTACTTCTCCCCCTCGTTCGCCGCCACCAGCAACGCGTCAAAGAGTGTGCCGTCGAACTCATAGAGTTTCTCTTGATGGTACTTCCACACCTCTATGCTCACCTCTTCTTCAAAAAGAGGATCGTCTTTGAGGCTTTCGACCAGGTATTTGGCATGACAGGGCTGGACCCCTATCTCTATCAGCTTACCCTCTTCATCCAGGCTGCTAAAAGCGATGAGGCCATAGCGTTCTTCTTTTTCCTCCGGGTCAAGTACGCCGTTTGCCTCCCCATCTGTCTCCAGTACGACCGTACGCCCAAGATATAGTTTAAATTTTCTCATTGTCTTCACCTTTTTTCGCATCTGAATGGCTCTCTATTGTAGAGATGTCTGTATTTTGTTTGAAATAGTCTTTTTTCCTCTGATCAAATACCGTGACAACCTCACCATCCTCAAATACATAGAATAGCTTCTTGTCAGAGCTATAACCTACCGTACGGGTTGGAAACTCACGGTGAAGTGCCATCTTTTCTATGCTATTGAGCCCGGATATGATGTCCTTTTTTGATAAATTATGTGGGTTTCCGCCGTGGTTGAATGTCTTATCCGTCACCACGTACTCACGCTGAAAGTTCTTATCAATATGACTGAAGATCACCTCTTTGTTCCCTTTGTATTTTTCCCCCGGCAGCAGTGACCCGTTCACATTCTTACCGTCAATTTCGACATTTTGCCTAAAGTATGCTACCACAATCGTCCTGCATCTGAAATGATACGGCGGCAGCGCCACACCCGAGGGAAGTTTACCGAAGATCGGGGCAGACTGCCACCTTGAGGCGGCTTTCTTCTCTTCTATCGATTTGGCTGCCATGATCGCGTCTGCCTGTGACTTCACGACTGCTATCGGGATGATGCGCCCGTGCATACTGCGGCACACCGCGGAGGTCTTCTTGTCTATGAGTGCTATGACTTTGACCTCTTTTACCCCTGCTTTCTCAAACTGATAGATTCTTGTGACGCTTTGGCTTTGGCGGATGACGTGGTCGCTCACCCCCTGAAAGTACCGCGCGCTCTCGTCGATGACCCCCTCGAACTCTGCCCTCAGCGTCTCTCCCAGATCGTTGATGCGGACCTCCCCTTCCATCGCCTCGGCGATGATCTCCTTGAGGCGGCTTTGCGTGTTGGCCGCGCCGTCTTCTTTCATCCACACCAAAGCCCGCTGCATCGACTCGAGTACCTGCGCGTCTGTTTGGTCAAAGACAAACGCCGCCCCGACTTCAGCGGCAGCGGCGGCAGCGGCCTTTTCATGCAGCGCCTCCAGTGCGGCAGTATCCAGCGTGTAGCCTAGGCTTTGTATCTTTGCTTCCACGATGCGAAGCAGCGTCTTTTTGTCTATATTTTCCACATTCTGCGTCACATAGACCAGCAGGTCGGAGACGAACTTCTCCGTCTCTTTTTTGTTTTGCGATTTGACGTCTCTGAGATAGGAGGCGATAGCCTCTTCTATCTCGTCAGCTTTCGTCTTTTTGGCTTTGAGCAAGCTCGCCAGCAATGTATTCTTCATACTCTTCCTTCTCCTTTTGCGAAAATAGCGTAAAACTCGGCCGCTCCGTCGTCGTAAACGAAAACCCGCACCTCCCGCAAAAGCGCAGCCGCCTTACAACGCCGCCGATCTTCTCTGTTTTTGGCACAGAGGTTTTTTCGTTTGCACATTTTGGGCACATCATCCTATCGCTCCTTGAGTGTGTTTTTCAGCGCCACGATCACCATGGTGGCATCCGCTTTGGAAAGCTTGTCTACATGCAGGTATGTTTTCCCCGTGATGCGTTTCACGAACGCCCTCAGCGCCTTATCGCTCACATCCTCAGCATACGCGCTCCAAAGGCCAAATATCAGGCTGATCTGCGCTGCCGTCACCTCTTTGGATCGGTCTTTGATGATCGGCAGGTCCGGGATATCATAGTTAAAGTATTTCACCAGAGCCAAAAGCTGAGAGATGTTTAGCTCTTTTGAGCTTCTCTCCCCAAAGTGCCTCTCAAGAAGTGCGCGGTATGCTTCCTCTTCTTCCTTGTAGTACCCCTGGTATCGTTGTGATATGTGCAGCTGTTTGACCAGCTCTTTTTTGTAGGCTTTTTGTTTGTGTGTCATGCTTTTTCCTCCAAAAGATGGTAGATGTGGTTGTTGCGGCTTTTCTCGTCCACACGCCAGTACTTGCCCGTCAGCTCGCGCACCAGCCTTTTCCCGTTCCGGTCAGACGGCACGGCGTATCCCATGCCGAGTATCATCTTCGACATACTCAGCCCCTCGGGCGCATTTTTCAGCGCAGCGATGCCCGCTTCGACAGCCTGCTTGTCCTCTTTGCTCATCCCTGAACTGACCGGATCGTACTCCCTAAGCTCAAGCGTCTGTGTGTCGACGCTCCATTTGCAGTCCTTGACGAGCCCTCTTGCATGGGTCACCGTAAGCAGATAGTTGATGATGCCGTTCAGCTCCCCTGTTTGCTTCATACTGTAGACATTGTCCGGCGTATTGATGAACGCCTGGCTCCCCGATATCCTTCTCTCATTTTTTGTTGCATGGTGCAGGATGATGACCGTTCCGCCAGCATCTCGTATCCGCACACAGTGTTTCATGAACTCTGTCGCCTGCGTTTTTGAGTCTGTATCGACAAAGTCCTTGGTGGTGTCAAGAAAAAAAGCCACCCCCGCATATGCCTCCCGTACCGCCGCAGAGGCTATCGCGCCGAGCTGTTCAAGCGGATCGCACCCTATGGTCCCCCTCGTGAGATAGTGGATTTTCTTGTGCACGATCAGCAGCTCATCCACTTTCCTGTCTTTCAATGTCGAGACCGAGTTGTCCATATCCAGATAGTAGATCTCGTCGATGTCCTCATCCGAGGCTATTTTTTTTGCCATACCGTAGGCAAGCCACGTTTTCCCCTGTTTGGGGGGCGAATAGATCAGTGTGATCGACCGCGAAAAAATAAAGTCTTCGATGTAGGCGACCTTATCGTCGATCTCAAAATCTTTCTGTGTCAGTACCTTGCCCTGAGCCCAAACAAACTTTGAACCTTTTTTCTCCTCCATTTTCCTATCCCCCTTGATTGTTTGCCTTGATCAGTGCCCTGATGTGCTCAAAGCGCCTTTTGATGCCCTCGTCCGCGGCGAGGATCTCAAATTCCCCAGTTGCTCTGTCCGCGGGAATTTCGTTTTTTTCCTGTGCCGGTGCGGGCTTTGATTTCAGCACGGCCCTTACCCTCCTGAACGTGATAGACTGCTTAAGGTTTTCTGCTTTGTATATCTCCCTCATTTTTTGCAATATCTCTTCTTTTTTCATCCCAAATTCGCTGACTATGGCAGGATGCGCAAGATAGAGCACAAGTTCGTCCCCCGTCAGCGAACCGTGGGAAAAAAACGGCTGCATCTCCCCAAGCGCAGCGCTGAGTTTGCGTATCGCCTCATGTTCTTTTAGCTTCGGGCTGCCTAGCGCGCTGCAGCCGAGGCTTTTATCGTGGTCTTTGCACACTTTATCGGCGATTGCCATTTTTTTTCTCCTGTCTTTTATGAACTCAATAAAGCCCGCATTGACGGGCTCTATGAACTCACCGCCGGAAGTGGCTGATTTTGTCACACTACCTCGATCTTCCCGAGCCTGCGCACGTCATATACCTCTCTCATGTCCCGTTTTGTAATGGGGTCGCGCGTGATCTGCCAGTGCGGCAGGTCCCACCCCCATTTGTAATATCCCCACTCGATGGGCAGTCCGTGGCGGCGGATGACGGTGTGCATTGCCTCTGCGATTGCAGGATAGTACCTTTCGTTCCAGCTTGGCTTGCCGTCCACATACGCCACAAGGTCCACCGCCAAGCCGTAAAGGTGATAAGAATTGTTTGTCTTGCTGACCCCCCTTGCGACAAGCTTCTCCTGCTCATTTTGTGTCCGAAGCCCGTCCAGCACCATAAAATCCTGCTTGGATATTTTGATTGCCTCTATCGCTGCAAATGCCAGATACGGGTGTACGCCCACAAGCTCTCTCATGGAGTTTTTTCCAAAAACAAATGCCATATTTTCCCTCCTATATTGACGCAAAATCAAGCGAGATATTCTCCCACTTCTCATCCACGCTTTTTCGTTTCAAAAAGCGTATGTAGCTCTTGCTCCCGACGATCTCGACCGCCTCGTCGATGATCTGCATCGCCTCTTTCCATTTGGGGTGGCTGATTTCGTACCCCTTCAGACTTAGGATCATTTTTGCGTTCACATTGCCTTGCTTGTCCACGTCAAACACTTTGGTGATGAGCGTCTGTATGTCTGCGCTGGCCTCAGCCGTGATTTCCTTGAGATACTCGTCGATCTTCTCTTTTGCCAGCGTGAGCTTTTCGTCAAAATCGATATGCTGCGCCACCGTGATCTGTATTTTTGCAAGCCCGTCATAACTCTCTATGGAGAGGTTGCCTTTGGGAGAGTTGCGCATCGGGTCAAGGCCGTATTTCTCGCGCATCATGCCCATGTAGTCGCCGATCTCGTCGGTGACGTATTTTTTGAAGTGCGTCATGATGTCCACGCCCTTTTCTGTGCGCCGGATGATTTTGTTGACCAGCTCTGTTTTCAGCTTCTCCTCGTGCGGCACAAGATCAGGGTGTACCGGCTCGCCTCTTTTGTTTATCCACATTTTTACTTCGCTCATATCAACCTCCTTTCAAAACTGTCCAGGCTCTCGTATACCGCCAGTTTCCCTAGCCTGTACGCGATATCCACCGCCTCCTTGACGTCGTCCTTTGAAAATGCGCCGTCGCTTGCGGCGATTGAAAAAAGGAACATGCACCCCTCTGTTATGCTGCCGTTTTCTTCCGCCGCCGCTTCTGTTTTGCCGGCGGCTTGTTCCTCCGTGCCGTCGGATTCTTCTTTTGGCCCGTACGGCACGAAGTCGGCGACATCCGCCTTTGGCTGTTCTTCGCGCTGTAGCATATCAACGCTTTTTCGCATCACACCGTCCGTTGCATCATCCATGTACGCATATTCAAGCTTCCCCGCATCGGCCAGCGCCTGTATCTGCGCCGCATCCGTGCCAAGCTCCGCCGCCGCATCTTGAAAAGACAGGCGCGCGCGCTTAGGCCCTCGCTTTTTTGCCGTCTGCCGTCCGTCGTTTTTGAGCCCCGAAAGGTCATATACCGACTGTTTGGTTACCTGCGTCCTGCCGTATTCCGTCTTGCTCTCCAGCTTTTTGCCTTTGATCAGCCGTTCCACCTCTTCTAGTGTGCATCCCAGCCGTTGCGCTGCTGAGATCAGTGAGATCCATTCTTTATTTTGGCTCATTTGTTTTTCTCCTCTCCTATAAGATGCCATTTGCCTTGTTCCGCCGATATGGTGTCGGCAGGCACATACTCTGTTCGGTCCATTGCTTCGGCGAACGCCTCAAGACACGCTTTGTCATCGGTGTCCATGAGGTGAAACTCCCCGTTTTTCCAGCCTTTGATCATCATGTTACCTCCTTTTTTTCTTTTTTTGCCGCATGCGGGCAGTACTGCTGCATACTCATTGTATATTCGCCGCATTTCAGCGTCGTGATGCGCGCCCCTGCATTGATCTCCTCTTTGGAAAGGCCGAACTTGTAGCACCCTTTGTATGTCTTTGCCCTGTATCCGCACTCCTCGCACCCCATCATCTCCCATAAATTTCCCATTTTTCCTCCCGTCTCAAAGGTCGCCTCGCTTTACGTAGTAGCTGCACTTTGGCGTATCCGCCCGAACTTGCCCAACCTTGGTCTTGATCCGGCAGATGCCCTCAAGCGGCTGCCACTCGTCCAAAAGGCGCGCCCACAGATAGAAACTGCATCCGCCGCACATGCCGCACTCCACACCCATCGCCATCATCTCTTCAAAATCCGGTTTTTGCTCTTTTGTCATCTTTTTCCTTTTTATATTTTGTGGCCGTCATCGATGATGATATACGGCTTTCCTGCACAGTACCCGATATAAAGGTACTGAGTGTTGCCTTTCCTACACAGCCGTCTTTTGAACCTCTTCCACATTGCCCGCCTCCTCTTGTATTGCTCTGTATGCTGCGTCAAACGCGTTTTTGCTCAGGCCGCTTCGCTCCATAAGCTCTTCTCGTGTGATCAACTCCGTTTGGTTTTTTAGTATCTGCCGTATCCTTCCCATATCATATTTCAGCGGGTCGACGGGGCATATTCGCCCCTCTGCGTTGACCGTGACTGGCAGTTCCATATACGGGTCTTTGGCCCGCATGGCCCTTTCGTTTCTGTCGAATAGCCGCTTTTGTTTTTCTACCCATACCGGGCAAAGGATGCCCGTGTTTTTCACCAGCGTATAGACCCTTGATGCAAACACTCTTGGTGATCTCTTGCTTCGCATCTCATGGCGTTGCTTGACGTATCCGGCGCGCTCAAGCTGTCCGAAAAACCCCCGCAGGCTCTCTTCATTCATAGCGCTTAAAACCAACAGCTCTTCGATGCTGCATAGCCGATTGCGCCGCAGGTACTCCCAAGCAAATTGTCGTTCGCTTTTTCTTCTTGTTTTAAACTTTGTCAT